CCCTTACAACCCCACTGTGATATTATCACGGTGACATCATGTCATGTATATGTGGGGCGACCTCTGGGAGAACTTTACGCATTACTGCATAAAGCTCTATAACAGGTGACAACTTGTTATGAACCCCAGGTCGACTTATGCGCATTAGCTTCGCCTTTTTTGTCTTAAGATTCCTAATAATATAGGGATCACGAACGTGATTCTCTGGAAACAAATCGTCTTCTAAGCAATGCATCTTTGTTTGCATCAAATTAGAAAGACCAACCGATAACAGAGCGCGCTCGTAATCGAAAGACTGAATAGGTGATGGTGTCAATGGCAGTGCGATGATGGTCTCGTAGAAATCAATCTCGTGACCAGAGCACAAACTGTCCACATCGTTGGAAGCTATTCTCGGTTCCTTTATGTCTTGATAGTCTTTCCATTGATTACAATGGATATGACCGTCTCCTCTGTCTGCAGGTCCAAAATTCTTGAACATTGCAGGCAAATAGGGAGAAAAGAAACAATAAAGTATACCATAGATGTACGAGCCGTAATAAAAGTTCAGTAACGCCACTATACGAGCTGGCGTCAGTGAATCTTTAATATAAAACGGACGTACTGCGTGTCCTAAAAAATAATCTCCACCACAACTTTCACGGAAAGGACCGTCAACATTAGTTTTTTTAACATTGATAGTAAAACCACAAAGTGTTAAAGCTTCAATTACGACACTATTATATCTCTTCTCAGTAATAATGTCGTCGCCGTATACGACTAAACGAGGATTTGTATTCCCGTCAAAATCATAGATAGCGGCAGAACATATACTGTAAAAAAGAAGAGACTCCAGTTCAAACGTATAACCGTTTCCCATCATAGAAAACATTTCAAGGTTAACAAAATAATCCTTGCCATTGTTTTCAATCGAGGTGGAACGGGTTCTACATAATTCGAGGAGATGAACTAACCAATCAGGGAAAACCCAGTTGACTAATTCATAAGAGATAGAATCGCTTGCACTACTTAGGTCGATAGTAACTAGATCGCCAGAAACTGAGCCTTCACAGGCTAGCTCTTGGTGATAAGCTTGGTTCTTGGATAAATTAAGATCCAAAACTTTACTCATACGCGCGCGCAGGAAATTCCCAAGAGCCTTTTGAACAATAACATTGTCCTTTGGCTCTTTTGCGCACGTACGATCAGAAGTGCAGTTTTTTGGAACAGTGAACAACTTGCTTATACCACAGGGCGTATACTCTACGTCCTGAAGCCACCGGGGAAATAACCCCTTACGGCCAAGGTATCTAAAAACACAGCAAAGTTCTTCATTCGCGACAAATTTACCATTGAATTTGTACAAGGAGCTGGTATAACCCCCTTTCACGCCCACTGCAGCCCCAGAGCTATAATTAAAACGAAGGTCAGCCAACGATAAACCGGGACCAACCACAGAAGCAATTTTCCTAGAAGTAAGATACAATATCGCTTCTAGTCTCTCATTCGAGAGAAGCTGCTGTTTTATGGCCTTCAGTTCATTGTTGACATCACGACATTTATCGTTACAGCTCAGGAACTTCAGTACGGTTTTAGCTCTCCGCTCTTCAGCGGAGAGTGAACCGATTTTTTCTTGCAACGCGGAGCTTACGTTTTTTTGAAACAAAGCGATCGCCTGCGCACACCACCTAAATTCCAACCAACTAATGGCCAGTTTAGGATCAAGATGATACTCTATAAGAGATAAAATATCATCCGAAGAAACGAAAGATAAAACGCTGTCGTAGTGACAGCCCCTTTCATTCCTAGGTATACGCTTTAAGAATAAGAGCGCGAGTTTTTTCAAAAGAAAAAACTCATCGTTAACGAATGTACAACGACGAAAATAATGCGAGTAGTTCATGATAAAGTTCCTTATCTGAAAAGAATTGGGAAAATACGAGTATAAGAAAGATAACATCTTTAACATTATCACGCGATCTGCGATGATAAGTATAAAATGTACGTCGTTTCCGTCTCATCAATTATCAAGCCATTGGTCAAAAGGCATATCGCCTCTCAGCCATGTCACTACACTGCAACCACTAAAATCCTGGATGTTTTCAAGGACATAATCGGTCAAAAGACTGGTCATGCGCTCGTTAACAACCCCGGACTGAGTGGGTAACAGCTCCACTGGTATCACACGTTGATACGTATCAATCGTCTTAGAAGACGTGCGAAACGCAGCAATGTTGGTATCAATTGGGCCATAAAGCTCGTCGCTGTACGCGTAACGCTCGTACTTAATCGTTAGGCGAACTACGGATGCGTTGCGTTTCAAAGTGAGGACAACAGATGATCGTTTACTTGGCGGAACAGCCGGATTGCTCTCTTCAAAGACGAGCATATCAGGCGAGTTCTTTACCAAGTTAAAACTGATAACTGAGCCATTTTGAAACGTGTGTAATTGGTGTGCCATCACGGCCTCCATTATAAAAATTAAAGGGTCACCGTCGAGTGAGTTTTTGGACTAGGGCACTAATAGCATTAGTTGCATGACGAAGAGACATAGCTCTTTGCAATCCTGATACATCGTGCATGGCTAATAAGCCAACTACAGAAGTATCAAGAAGCCTTCGAATGTAATAAATGTTAGTTTTGTATGCGTTTCCGTGAACCGTATTCCGAAAAGGAAGGCTCATTGAGGATCCCGCAACAGAACTGTCTTGGTACCGGATAGTCTCATGCACCACGTCAGGTAAAACTGAAATGGACGCAGAGAGTCTGCCCAGCGTAGCGCCAATATTTAAAAAATAATCGGCAAGCCAAGAAAAGCCTGTACGTTCCCACATGACTCTCGCGAGATCAAATGGGTTTAAAGGAACTATATTCTCATACAGTTCCATAAACTTACGTACAGAAACTTTAGTTTTCAGCCTGGTAGAACACTTCAAGCTATGTGTATAATGACGAGATTTCATAACCTTGTCATAAGCAACAGTAGCTTGAAACGTGAGAGTGCGATTAAGAGGCATATTAACAGCCTTATTAACTACACTACCAACGTCGTTAACCAGAGGACAAATCCCGAAAGCGAATGTCAACCAGGCATCCGCTAACTTTCGAATCTTCCGCATTGGATGGCGAAGAGCCTTTTTAAAGGTACCAACGCCTCCATAAGAAGATCGAATTTTGTCCTTTAACGAGGCAAGATCCAGATATTTGGCAGCAGCACCAGCTTTAATAGCTGAGCTGCTAACAAAACTGCAAGTCTCGTCAAATTCGGCCATCGCGTTTATCATGTCGACACCTCCTTGAAGATCACTAATTAGTTTATCCAACGCCTGACGACGTTGGTCTAATTCGTTATAATCAAAAAGGTATGGATTGAAATTACCTGATGACAGAGTTAACATATACGGCTGCCATTTATCACCGTTTTTTACATCAACGGTGGTTAACGCATACCGACCAACCTGCTTTGTGAAAGAATAGGGATGAAAATCTTTCCTATTTCCGTCACCGCCTGACCATGACTTCGTAGAGAACGAGCCTGCAAATACACTTCCTGGATATCCTTTTAGGGAATATTCAGAAATGTTACTGTAGTCTTTAGTACCTGATGTCATGATGGCTCCGCTAAGTTAGTTAACTTGGCC